TCTTGCTATAACTAGCAAACGGTCCTAAGCCGTATCGTAAATTATTTGATAATTCCAGCTCGTATTTGGAGCATTTTGATTTCAGCAATATCTTCTTGAGATCCAACAATAGAACTGTAGTCGTCCATTGTTAATGTTTTTCCTGAAAGTGCTAAACTGATTGCATTTTCTGACACGTTGTGTAAGTCCATGTCGGTTTGAGCATCTTCTCTAGCGTATTCGAGTAAACGAATAAATAGAGGAACGTCTACTGTAATTATGTCTCTTGGGTTCACTGTTTAGCTTTTTTTTCGTCTTGTAAAATTAAGATATAAGAATTAAGTTCTTTAATAACATCATCAATCATACTAACTCGTTCTTCACCTACTAAATCGGTATAATAAGGAAATAAAACATCTTTAAGTTCCATATATAAACCATCAAGTTTTCCTTCATTTACTTCTTCTTCAGTTATTTTATTTCCTAAATAATTTAAAACAAATTCTGCTATTTCATTTGGGTTAGTAGATTGGAAAATTCCATCTTCACTATCATCATCTTCCCCATAAACAAAATAATAAGGACCACCTTCATCCTCTTGTGTTGATGCCGTTATTAATAAACCCTTAACCTCAATTTTATCTCCTGTAAAACCAAAGTCACCTAAGTTTTTAATTCTTTTAATTAATTCTTCTTTTTCCATTTCATTTCCCATTTCTTCATTTAGTTCATATTTTGCACCAAGAAAATGTTCAAATGATGTTTCGTAATCTGTTTTAGCACGTGGTGGGATTTGGTTAATTGCTCCAATTCCAACAATTCCTCCAATCATTCCTTCTTTTAAAGATTTTTTAGATTTAGGTTTTTTGTTTTCTTCTAATTTTGCTTTGTATTCACCTTCTGTGATTACACCAGCTAACATTTGCATACGTAAAGTTTCTTTATCCATTTTGGTATTTTATTATAAATATTATGAACTTTTTGCTTTATACATTATCTTTAGGGTCTTTCGTAAAGTTTCTTTATCCATTTTGGTATTTTATTATAAATATTATGAACTTTTTGCTTTATACATTATCTTTAGGGTCTTTAGGTATTATTATTTTAATAGCTTTTCTACTTCTTTTTCATCCATTCCCATATCGTAAAGTACCTTTCTAGTACCATGGTCACGTAATATGTCAATATATTCTTCGGCTTCACCTAAGCCACATTCAAAATGTTTTGCTACATACTCTACTAATGTAGCAGGCTTTTTCTTTGTTCTTGACTTGATGTATTTCAAGAACACTTTAGATTTAGGGATCATTTCTCGGTAAATTTGGTATAGTTGTTGTTTGTTATCGTAGGGTATTGTTTGGATATAGTTTGCCAATTCAATGTAGCGTATATCCATTGATACGTATTTATTTACTAACCAAGAATTCCAACAATTCCAAGAATCATCTGAGATATTTTCAACAGGGGTTTTATAGAGGGTGATTTCATTTAACCACCCCCATAAATCCTTAATTTGTTTTTTAGACATCTAAAGTAATCGCTTTGTATTCTTCACGAAGATCTGGAGGAAGAGAATCAGGTAAGATTTTCTTGCTTTCCAAATCATAAAATACTGGGATTGGAATAAGTTGGTCCTCATCTGTTCCAGCAATAAATTTAGAGATTTTACGGATTAGGACTGCTTGTCCAAATAATTTACCTCCATCAAAACCATCTACCGATGTTGTGTTTTTGAAGTCGATGTTCATTTGTGGTTGTTCTTGCATTTTTATTTGTTTTTATTGGTTACTTTTTCTTTTCTATATTCGTAAAAATCATGGATGAATCCTGCTGCTACAATTAAATTCATCCCCATAGACATTATTACTTCATGTATATCAGCGTAAACTGAGGTCATTAAGTGGATATGTCCTACGGTCCAGAAAGGTACGGCCAAATTTTGAGATACCCACGAAAGAGTGTATTTCAATAAATGAATCATATTACCTCTATGATTTTAGCTATGCAGGAAGCTATATTAATTTCTTTGTCAATTCGGAAATTTGCTTGATAAAGGTGCTCGTTTAATATAATTGCAACGGATCCTTCTTTACCTGGAGCATATTTTGAACTGTATTCAAATAAATTGCGATACAATTCTTCAAAGTCCTTTGTATTCGAATCGGCAATGATTTGTCTAATGGTAAGCCAATTTTTCTTACCTGTTAGTTCCTTCAATACTTCTTTGATATAGTTGTTTGAGGTCAATACTGTTTTATCAAGTTGGATATGATCGTCTTTTACAGACATTTGAATCACATTCAACATTTTCCTCATGTCAGGATAATATTGTACTATAAGGGTTTTAAGATCTTCCGGTTCATATGAAATAGATAACTGATCAGCTAGTATCCAGGTTAAATGGTTGTACACATCCATTTTAGATGGTGGTACAATTTTAAGTACCTGGCAACGTGATTGGAGTGGATCAATAATTCGTTCAATAAAGTTACAGGTTAAGATAAATCGTGTTGAACGGGAAAATGTTTCAATTACATTTCGTAAAGCGGCTTGTCCTTGAATGGTGATGAAATCTGCTTCATCTAGGATTACTACTTTGATACCTTTCCAAGATGCAGAACTAGCGAATCCCTTTACTTTCTCTCGAATAGTATCGATTCCGTTTTCATCAGATGCGTTTAACATGAGGTAATCGCAATCTAGGTTTTTAACTATGATTTTAGCTAGGGTAGTCTTTCCAGTTCCTGCAGGAGCATAGAAAAGCATATTTGGTATATCATTTTGGTCAAGAAAACGTTGAATAGTGTCTTTAACGTTTTGATTCCCTACAAAATGTTCTAATGTTGTGGGACGAAATCTTTCATTGAACAATGTGTTTTCTTTCATAACTATATTATACAAAAAAAACTTACACTAGGCAAGCTTTTCTGTTTTATTTTATAATCCTGCTAATTTTCTCATTTTATATAAATCAAAATCAAAATCCATTTCCTCTTTTAACGTAGATTTTTTAACTAAAAGTTTTTTACGTTGATCAGCTGAAAGGCCAGTTACAACTAGTTTGTATTGGATTCCTTCTTCTGTTTTAGATGATTCAGTTTCGTATTTTGCTGTTGGAACATCTCCAATTTCTTTTTGGAATGCTTTACGGATTTTGTCTATTTTATCTAAACTATCGGCAGTTACAGATAATGGTGGAACTGTTGTTGCTGTAGGTTTTTCTACTGTTTTTGGAGCATCACCACCATCTTGTTCAACATCTACTAATTGATGTTCTACGCCTGCATTGTCCATGATTGTTTTCAATACTTTGGACAAGTATGGTTTTGTTTTGTATGGATTTTCTAGCGTGTAAGGGAAAACAATTTTTCCATCTTTTACTATATAGTGAATATCTTGTTCTAATTTACCACCATATTTTTTCAAATTGTCTGGTGTTTTCATTGGGAAATAATTAACACCATATCGTCCAATAATGTCTTTTGGAAGTGATTTGCCTGGGAGTGAAAATAAATAGTCGTTTAAATTGCCATCGTTTCCTTCTGCTTGCCATCTTTCATATCCTGCTTCTGCTTCTTTTTCAGCTGTAGCCCATGCTTCAGGTACTCTATTTTTCAAATCAATTAACTTGAATGCTTTTTCGTCATCCGAACGAGTATCCCAATCTTTCCAAGCAGCTCCTGCTTTTTGAGCAGGGATTGAAGGACCGAATGCTTTTACAATAGCTTTAGGGTCGCGCATATTTTGTGCGTAGATACCATAGTTAGAGATATTGTTCATAGCATCAAGTGCTGCGTTTAAATCAGTTGGTTGAACAGCAAGATCGTAATTCACCTTCAATTGGTTCATTCCATCTTCTTCGCCTTCAATTTCGCGTAGGATATCTGTTAATTTCATAGTTATAAATATGTAAAAAAAGAGACCCGTTAAGATGGGTCTCCGTAAATGTTAAAGCGTTTAATTGGTTCGGGTTGGATTTCTTTTTCTTCACTTCGAATGACATATAATTTGCCTTCTAAAGGAGATAAACGAAATTCTACTTTCTCTTGATTTTTATCAAACCATGCTTCTAAAGCATCTGTAATGGACTTGTGAATCACTTTGTTTTTATCGTCTACTAATTTCCACCTATCTGATGGGGGGACTCTTACGGCTATCAATTCATTATATTCTACTATTTTAGTTTCCATAAGTTATTTGATTTTCTTTTAACATTTTATAAAATGTATAGTTACTCATTCCTGTTTTTTTGAAAAAATCGGTTTGGGATTTATATGTTTTATTTTGGTAAATAATTAATTTTGTTGCTTTACAATTATTTGCTCCTTTATGTTCTTCTAAATTTAAGGCATCTTCTTCATACTTCCAAATATACCCATAAGCAGATTTTTGTTTTCCTCTACAACAATCGTTTATATTATTTCTAAGTTCTTTCCAATGTGCTGTGGGTTTTTGATTGATATGTCTTTCGGCATCCATTGCGCTTGGAAAAGTTTTGATATGCTCACCTGAGGTCGAGTATTGGATTATTTGTTTAGAGTTACTTTTACTTATTTTGGTTTTATGTTGTTTGCTTATAGGTTTTCCTTTTCTATGTCTAATGAATTCTAACTTTATACGTTCATATTCTTTACTAGATATATTGTATGGAGTAGATTCAATCCATTTTCTTTTTCCTATAACCATTAACCAAAGAGCATACCATAACTTAGGTTCTTTTGGGTACATTTCACAAAGTAATCTATGGCAAAAAAAATGTTCACGAGCCGTTAACTCAACAATGTTTTCTTTCACATCTAAACCACCTATACACTTTGGAACTATATGATGCTTTTCAATATATCCGTCTAGTTTACGAATTTGAGCACGTTCAATAATTTGATTGTATATTTTTGTATAATCCATATCGGTTATACATATTACCGGGAGACCGTAAAATCGATCTCCCGGTAAAATATTACATCATTCCAGCCATCATCGAAGGATCACCTAAAGTTTCTTTTTTATCTTCTGGTGTGTCCACTATTGTACATTCTGTTAATAGGATTGTTCCTGCAATTGAGGAAGCATTCATAAGCGCATTCTTTGTAACCTTGTGGGGGTCGATGATACCTGCTTCTTTCATGTTAACGATAGCTTCTGTTTTGATATTGTAGCCACTCCAAACACCTTTGGATTTACCAATTTGCATGTTGATTGGATACATATCAATTTCAGCATATCCTGCATTTTTTAAGATAACTTCAAATGGTTTTCCACAAGCATTGTAAACTAATTTTTTACCATATTTAAAATCATCTGATTCGTCTTTTCCATAAGTGATACCTTCACGAGCATATAATAAAGCTGCTCCTCCACCTGGTACAATGCCATCTTCTAAGGCGCATTGTGTAGCGTGTAGTGCATCATCTACTCTATCTTTTTTCTCTTTCATTTCTGTTTCAGTACTTCCACCTACGTGAACTAAAGCAACACCACCTACAAATTTAGATAAACGTTCTTGCAATTTTTCCATTTCAAATGGAGTAGCTGCTTTTTCAATTTGTGCTGTAAGTGATTCTACTCGTTCAGTAATTGCTTCTTCTGTACCTTTACCATCAACGATAGTGGTTTTTTCTTTAGTAACTGTTACTGTTTGAGCTTGACCTAACCATTCGAAATCAAATTTATCCAATTTCATTCCTTTGTCCTTGTCAAATACTTTACCACCAGTTAAGATAGCAATATCTTCAAGGATCAATTTTCTACGTTCACCAAAATCAGGAGCTTTAACAGCTACTACTTTTAATGTACCTCTCATTTTGTTTACAATAAGTGCCGCTAATGCTTCACCGTCAATATCTTCTGCAATGATTAACAATGATTTTCCTTTCTGTGCGATACCTTCCAAAATGTGAACTAATTCTTTAACTGGATTGAAACGGTGGTCTGCAATCAAGATAGAAACATCGTTTAAAACTGCTGACATATTGTTATTGTTTGTAACAAAGTATGGAGATTTATAACCTCTATCGAATTGCATACCCTCTACAACTTCTAAATATGTTTCGTCTGTTTTAGATTCTTCAATGTAAACTACACCTTCACGTCCTACTTTTTCCATAGCGCGAGAGATTAATTTACCTACTTCAGGATCATTGTTTGCTGAAATTGTAGCAATTTGTTCTAATTGTTCCTCAGATGAAATTTTCTCTGAATTGTCTTTCAATGTTGAAAGTACTTGTTTTACACCTGCATCAATTCCACGTTTGATCTCAACGGCATTTGCTCCTTCATTTAGTTTGGTTAAACCACCTTTAACTAACTCACGAGCTAATAAAGTAGATGTTGTTGTACCATCTCCAGCGTGATCAGATGTTTTGATAGCTGCTTGTTTTACCATTTGAGCACCTAAATCCTCAATTGGATCTTCCAATGAACCAATTTGTTTTGCTACAGATACACCATCTTTTGTTGAAACAACCATTCCATTTTCCATGTATACAACGTTTCGTCCATTAGGTCCTAAAGTTGCTACTACTGCATCTGCTAAAGTATCAATACCTTTAACTAATTTTTTACGAGCCTCTGCTCCAAATTCTATTTTCTTACTCATTTTCTGTTATTTTATATTTCCATTTAAATTTATATGCTGTATTTAATTCTCCTCTAAGGCATTTGTATATATTCATATTGTTAGAATTTTTATTTAAATATTCTAATATTTCTTTTACAGAACCCCATTCTTTTATAATATTTTCTTTTAAATCATATTGAATTACTTTTTTAAAAATTATTGTATTATATTTTTTTCCTAAGTTTTTCTTTTTTCCTTTGTTTTTTTCACTAATTCTTTGTTTTCTTTCTTCACTACATGGAGATTTTTGTTTGGGTTGGGAAAGGCCGATTTTTATCTTTCTTTCTTCACTGCATGGGGGTTTTGTTTTAGGTTGATTTTTGATGATGAGATTTTTTGTAAAATCAGTAACTATTTCAACACCACCACCCCCATTATTTTTATTATTTAAATTAAATCCCCAACACTTAAATTGTTCTATCCAATATTTTTCATCTTGTTTCCAATTATTAGTTTCTTCTAAAATTTCTAATAAAATATTTTTTCCATATGTTATTCTATGATTTAATAATCTTTTTTGGATATTGTTAGTTTTTCCAATGTAAAAAATGATATTATTTTGGCTTAAGGTATAAATATAATTTTGTTTCATAGCATGTGTTTTATTATAAATATGCTAAAATTTGGTTTTCTTTATTCTCCTTTAGTTATTCTCGCAAGTATTTGTTTCTCACTTCCAATATGGTATTCATCTCCTTCGTGTTGAAGTTTTGAAAATCCCATTGTAGGAAGGATTACTATGTCTCCTACTTTTACCTCAGTTGCTAAAAATGTTCCTGTTACTGTATATGTTCCAGGTCCAACGGCTACAACTGTTCCATGTTCGTTTCTGTCTTTACCAGCATCTGGGATAAAGATTGAACCATACATTGTTTCTTCTGAATCGATTGGTTTAACTATAACCGCATCGAATAGTGCTTCTAATTTACTCATAATTCTACTTTGCTTAACATTGTTTCTATTCCTTCTTTAACTGTGTTCCAAGTACTAATATAGTCTTGGATTGTATTGTACGAATTTTCGTTTTGATAAAATTTTTCTTTGGCTACACGATTTAACGCATTTGAAAAATTACTGTAGTGTCCTACTATTTTTTCTACTTCTTTACCGGTTGCTTTTTTACCAGCAAATCCTCTCATAGAAGTAGATATCTCCATTACTGTAAAGTTGGTTGCATCTTTGACAATATAAAAGGGATCCATGTTTGGGTCCTTAATTATACATAAATTGGATTTTGTGTCATTCTCGTCTCTAGCGGGACGACCGCGTCGTTTTACTTCTTCCATAACTAATTTTAAATTTATAACTGTAATATACGAAAACTTATTTGAATTTCCTAATTCTATTATACATACTAGAAGGCACTTTCTTCTTTACGGACCATATAATATTCGCTAGTAGTGTCTATTGATTTGAATTCAAGTTTCATTAGGCCCTGGTAGCTCAAATATAAAGTTCCGCTTTCTAAATCTTTATTTGCTTGAAGTATGTTTTTGAATATATCTGAATTGAATGGTATTTCGGTTTTCTCTGGTTTGATTTTACCATACATTTGGTAAGTGATCTTATTGTTATGGCCTTGTTCATCTCCAAAAGTGAACACACACATATCATCGCCATTCAAATCTTTGTCAACAGATACTGTTAACAAACCAATACCTGCTAAAGCAGATTTTGCTTTAACTAAATTGTCAACATATTCTTTCTCAAATGGCAATACAGCATCCCATTCAGGTTCTGTTACAGCACCTACTCTACCAATAAGTAAAGGATCAGCTAAAGCATATGT